TATACTATCTCTATCTCACTATCTATCCCTATATATATTCATTAGTATATATTCCTTACCCCCCTCCCCTTTTTCCTATTTTTTATTCAATTTTGGCGGCGCGAGGGGTGGGGGGCGGTAGACTGGTATAGGCTAGGGGCGGATCGCGCCGTTTAGCGCGTTTCTTAGTCCCAGCCTTCCCATCCGCGCCACGCTTCTTCTTGCCCGTTTTTCCTGTTTCTCAGCCAACGAGCGAAAGAATCGCACCGAGACTTGAATGAAAAGTACGTTTTGACCCCCGTCTTTAACGCCCAACGTGTTATTAGGTCGAGATCTAACGTTTCGATTGACTCGAAAAACGTGTGGTTCGCCTTTCTCCAACCAACGTCGATAACAAGCAAATAATCATGAAGTACCGCCGCTTTCGAGTATCGGCCAAACGGGGGCAAGATTGCCCAAAACACTCGCGGCACCGATGCTAAGTCGGTCTGAAAGTTCTGCGGAATTGTTATAACGTCCCCGTTCTTAGTGACATAAACGAGCGGCGCGAGCAGTTGCCAGCGCGTCTTGTCGTGCCAGCAGTGCTGCCGAAGGTCAAGCTCGCCGAGGAAGCCCCCCTCCCCCTTTTTTAAAAAAGCGGTCACGTTTCTTTTAATCGTTTCCGACTCGTAGCCCGGAAACCGGGAGGCTCCTTTTTCAGCGTTCATCTTCTAAAATTTTATCGTTCTTTCCTTCTGCCACGAAATCTCTTGCGTCTAACAAAAGTAACTTAATGTCGCCCCAAGCTTGTTTGGGCGAAAACAATAGGTAAACTATTGCAAACGGAGCGATTAGAGTTAAGAGAACCGCAGAGATGGCGAATCTCAGCGGCACGGTTATGAACGGTAAGAAGCTCATAGTTTATAGTACTTTGTTTGGATTTTTTTCTAGCAGTACGCATTTTTATCCGTTTGTCAACAGTTCGTGTTGAAAAACTTAACCGCTGCATTAGATTAACTAAAGGCCAAATCGCTTCGCTAAAGTGTAAATAAAAAATCAATGTCTTACGTTTCGAGCAATAACATTCGTGCGCTCTTGTCAGTTGGTGACGAACAAAGCACCGCGACAGGAACGTATAATGTTTTGTACGCAACGGATTTCTCGGCATCTAATACAACGCAGCTACAGCGAGTGCGTCGAATCGGCCCAGAAGTGGATTATTATATCCAAACTGGACCGAAAAGCTCTTCGGTTAACGTTACGGCAATTCCCGCGACGGGCGCGGGCGAGAATCAGTTGATTACCTTTTTGCAACTAACGGGAGACTTTGTTAGCGGCTCGTTCATTCAAGTTCCGTCTTATCGTTTCGAAAAGTGCTTCTTAAAAAGCTTGTCGTTCAATCTTGAGCCTTGGAAGCCAGTAGACGTTAACTTGCAGTTCGACTCTTACGGTTTGTCTACGGGATCGGGAATCGCTTCTCTTCCGATTCAGGACACTAGCAAGATGATCATTTCGCCGCTTCGGAACATGACCGTTACAATTTCGGCTCCTAACTTCACACGACCGATAAACGAATTCGAAAGTTTATCGTTTAGCGTCGAAGTTGACCGCGAGCCGAACACGGAACTAGGCGATGCGTATCCCAAGAAAGTTAGCGTAGCAAGAATCGCTAAATCGTTGCAAATCAACGGCGCATCTAACTTAGAGTGGCTCTCAGACTACGAACCGAACACCGTTGTCACAACAACTGTTACAATGGCAGACGGCAACTCGTTCTCTGTCGATGGCGTTTTGAGTTCTCAAAGCGTGTCGATCAGCGCGAACGGAACGGCAAAAGGAGGGCTGCAAGTAGTCGAAGAGATGGTTTAATTTTTTATGGCAAAAAAGCCCAAGAAACAAAAACTGGCATCTGCGGAGTCTATCATTCCGCAAATGAAAACGGAGATCAAATTCAAAGAACGCAAGTTCAAATTTACCGAGAAACAACAAGAGCTATTAAAAATACTTTTAAACGAGAGTTCCAAGATCGTGTTTATTGCTGGACCCGCCGGAACTTCGAAAACGTTCATGGCCGTATATGCGGCGCTCAACCTAATCAATCAAAATGAAAAAGAAATCGTCTATATCCGCACAATTGCTGAAAGCGCTGACAAGTCTATGGGTTCGCTGCCTGGCACTGTGGCCGAAAAGTTTCAGCCGTATCTTTTGCCGCTTGAAGACAAAATTCAAGAAATTATCGAACATTCTGACGCGCATCATTTAAAAGAACAGGGTAGAATCTCTGCCACTCCGGTTAACTTCCTGAGAGGCAGCACGTTAACTGATAAAATCATCATCGCTGATGAAGTCCAAAACTTCACTTTCAAAGAGATCACAACGCTCCTCACCAGAATCGGTGAAGGATCAAAGATCTTTTTGTGCGGCGATTTTATGCAACCCGATATTAAAGCCGTTAACGGGTTTCAAGACTTTTACCATCTATTTTCAGGTGAAGATTCGCAAAGCCACGGGATTCACACTTTCGAATTCACGGAAGATGATATTAAAAGGAGCGAAATCCTAAAATTTATTGTAAAGAAGATTAATAAGGGGTTAGCGAATAAACACAAAAAGTAAATGAGCGACGAACCAAAGATTTCCCACATCTCAGAATGGTTAAGTGTCTTTAAAATTCTCGGCGGTGTGCTGATTGCCTGTTCGCTATTTTACTTGAACAGCACATACGTCAAGAAAGACGACTTCGTTCCGGTCGCACGGGAAATCAAGGTTCAAGCCGAGCAAGTCTCGTATGTTAACACCGAGGTAAAAAACATATCTCGGCGTTTGTCTAAGATAGTGGACGACGATGGTAATCCTGTCAATACTGATAAGATGGTTGAAATTCAGCGCGATATTACTAAAATATTAGTGAAGTTAGAAAACTTAAGCGACAAGATTAACAATTTAGAGAAAAAGAAATAATATGGCCTCAGTGTTCTGCACAAATTGCGGGGGAAAACACGAATATCAAGGATTCGCCCCGAACTTTTGTTCAAAGTGCGGCAACCCAATGAATGCTAAAGCGGCAGTTCAGAACACCCCAAATACACAATACTCTGTTGCTAACAAAGCAGTTGCAAAGTCGGTTCGGCGCGAAAACATCGAAGATTCTAGCGACGATAATACAGATATTGATGAAATCCCACAAATCGATAAGCTCGACGTAGATATCGAAATGGAGGGCGGCTTCAAGTCCTTTGATTTGGAAAGTTTAGCTCGCGCAGGAAACCAAGCGCAAATTAAACGGTTCTCTTCAAGGCGCGTGAGTGGGATTGATGGCTTGTCGCCCACTAAATATGGAAGCCGCAAAGAGCCGTAGGAAAATCAAGTACGAAGACAAGCAAGATGTCATAGACAAAGTTATTGAGAAGCACAGATATATCTGGCAACTCAAAGCTATAGCGTGGATGGATTATGACGACGTTGCGCAGATCATCCGCTTTCATATTTTTAAGAAGTGGAAAATGTGGAAACAAGATCGTCCACTAGAGCCTTGGATAGCGCGAATCACTTCGAATCAAATAAAGAACCTTTTGCGTAATAACTATTCGAACTATGTTCGTCCTTGCTTAAGCTGTCCGCACAACCAAGGCAACGAGCCGCCAGCGTGCGCGATCACTGCGAGCGGTAGGCAGTGTTCCGAGTGTCCGCTTTACAGGAAGTGGGAAAAGACTAAGAAGCAAGCTTACGACGTTAAGCTCGCAGTATCTACGGAAAATCACTCCGAGTCGGTTCAAGCGATGCGCGATCCAAACTTCGATATCATGGTTAGTGCGAAACGACTTCACGAAGAGATGAAGCATCGTTTAGCTCCAAAGCAGTATAAAGTTTACCGCCGACTCTATATCGATGGCGCCGATGAAGAAAAAGTTGCCGCCGAGATGGGATACAAAACGAACGAGAAAGGCAAGAAGGCTGGTTATAAGCAGATCAAGAATTTTAAAAAGATTTTTAGACAAGTCGCGGCTAAAATTTTACAAAGCGAGGATATTCTAGGTGGCTACCTCTAAGATTGTATTTAACGACGAAGAGAAAGAAAAGATTCGTAAGCTCGCATCCGAGTTTCCCGATCTTAACGTTATCACGCGCAAGTTTTTCGAGAACGAAGATCTGGACGGTCGTACAAAAGAAGGCTTGGCAATTCGTAGCTTTCTGGTTAGCAATAAGATCCAGTATAAGACATCGAAGTACGAAAAGATTGGAGACTTACCGCTAACCGATCAGCAGAAAGAGTTTATTCGCGAGC